ACAAGGTGTAGGCGCTACTTATTCCCTTTCTTAGCGCCTCACCAACTATCTATGACAGTTTAAAGGGTACTTTTGAAAGGATTGTATTATGGCTGGAAGACCTAGAAAACTTACAAAGAAATTAACGGATCTAATTATAGATTATTTAAGTGATGGATTAACCATTCGCCAGGTATTTGAAAAACCTGAAATAGATTATACTTGGACTTCATTTAGAAAAGAATTAGTTGCAGACTCAGACTTGATGGATCGTTATCAGAAAGCAAAAGAGTTAGCGATTGATTTAGAGCTCTCAAATTTAAAAGATAAAAGATTAGAACTTGAAGCAAAGATAGAGTCAGGAGATATAGACGGCAAAGCCGGACAGAATTTAGTAAACCTTTACAAGATTATAGTCGCATCTAGTCAATGGTCTGCTAGTAAATTGTCATCAAAACGATACGGAAAAGCTGCAGAGCTGACAATAAAAGGCGATAAAGAACAACCTTTATCTATTTCTTGGCAGACAGAATAAGCTAGAAGTGTTGATTTTATTAGAGGTGTTGTATTTCTTGCACAGATAAAACACAATAGTTATATGTGATTAGATAATAAATGAGAACAAAACAAGAACTTTCTCATAACCGATATTATCGGAAGTTTTACTATCGTTAATCATAAGTTATCGTTAGTAATAATTAGTGGTTTTCCAGGAGTTAAACACAACATATGGGGGTCTTTTTATTGGCATACCCCATTTTTGACTTTTGTCGTTAGATAAATATTGATACAAGGTATAAACAAACAAAATGGATAATCTCTTATTAAAAACAATGATCTTAATTATGAAAGATCCCAATTCAGGAAAGCCAATAGTTATTTCTAGTTTTCATGGCTTTGAAAGCGAAGAAGAAGCTCAAGACTTTTCTAACTATTTAAAAGAGATGACCATAGACGAAATGCTTTATGAGGATAATCCAAAACAAACTCTTCACTAGGGGGGTTTTGTTTTAAAATGAAACAAATTGTCATTCCCTACAAACCAAGAGAAATCCAAAAATTTTTGCACAAAAAATGTGATGTGAACCGGTTCAATGTAATCGTTGTTCATAGAAGAGGTGGCAAAACTGTGTTCGCCATTAATCACTTAATTAAAGCTGCACTCACTAATAAAAAACCTTATCCCAAATACGCCTTTATTTCGCCATACAGAGTTCAAGGCAAAAGCACAGCTTGGGATTATATGAAACAATTTTCTGCTGCCATACCAGGAACTAAATTTAACGAATCAGAACTGAGGGTAGATTTCTCTGTTAATAATTCAAGAATACAAATCATAGGTGCTGAAAATAGTGCTGCAATAAGAGGACAGTATTTTGATGGAATTATCGTAGATGAAACTCAGAATATTTCGCCTGATTTATTTGATACAGTTTTAAGACCTTGTCTGTCAGATAGAAGAGGGTTCGCCATTTTTATAGGTACGCCAATGGGTCGTAATTGGTTCTTTGAATTACATCAAACAGCTAAAGAAACTAAAGATTGGTTTACTTGTCAGTTTAAAGCTAGTGAAACAAAAATTATCCCCAAAGAAGAACTAGATGCTGCCAAAGCCACAATGTCTGTTGATGCTTATGAACAAGAGTTTGAATGCTCATTTCAAGCTGGGGTGTCCGGCAGTTATTATGGCAATATTATGGAAGAGCTAGAGAAGAAAAATAAGATCAGAGATTTTAAAATAGAACCTGATTTAGAAGTAGAAACTTGGTGGGATCTAGGAATGAATGACAGTACAGTAATTATTTTTGCACAGAGAAGAGATAATGAGATTAGAATTATAGATTGTTATGAGAACTCAAGTGAGGGATTAGAGCATTATGCAAATGTGCTAGATGAGAAACCCTATACTTATTCAAAGCATATCGCACCCCATGATATAAGGGTTAGAGAGATTGGCACTAATAAATCTAGGTGGGAAACGGCAAAAGAGCTAGGCATAGAATTTGAAGTTGCTCCCAAGTTGAGCATTGAAGATGGCATAGAACAATCAAGACGATTGCTGCCAAAATGTTATTTCCATAAAAGTAATTGCAAAATGCTTGTAGAAGCGTTAAAAAGCTATTGTAAGCGTTGGGATAGTAAAAATAACTGTTTTAGAAATAGACCAGTTCATAACTGGGCATCTCACTTTTGCGATAGCTTTAGATACGGAGCTGTAGTAGAACCTATTGAAAGAAGCGATTGGAAAAAACCAATTCAAGTAAATACGAATTACATAGTTTAATATGGCAAATAAAAAAATCATTGAAATAGCAGAACCTAAGTTAAGAAATATTTTATCTAATCAAATACAAAATGCTTTAGGATTTTTGGGAGGACAACTTTCAGAAACAAGACGAAAGTCTTTAGAATATTATTTAGGCGACAGACTAGGCACAGAAATTGACGGCAGATCGCAAGTCGTAAGTACAGATGTAGCAGATACGATTGAGTCTATGCTACCAGGTTTATTAAGAGTATTTACAGCAAGTGATAAAGTTGTGAGTTGCGAACCTGTTACTGGCGAAGATGTTGCTCTTGCTGAACAAGCGACAGCTTATTTAAATCATGTTTTCTATAAAGATAATCCAGGTTTCAAATTATTATATAATTTTTTCAAAGATGCCTTAATAGAAAAAAATGGTTTCTTAAAAATTTACTTTGACCAATCAGAAAAAGTAGAACATGAAACTTATCAAAATTTAACACTAGCTGAAAAAGAAGCTCTACTAGATACTAAAGATGATATTGAACTTGTAGAAGAAGAAATTATAGAAGATAGAATTGCAGCAGAACAAATTGAATTAGCAAAACAACAAGCTGAAGATCAAGGTTTAGATATTTCACAAATTAATTTTCCTGACCCTGTTTTATATAATTGTAAAATTAAGAGAATTAATAAAACTGGAAAAGTAAAAATTGAGTCTATACCACCTGAAGAATTTTTAATTAATCGTACAGCAAAGACGATTGATGAAGCTGACTTTGTTGCTCATAAAGTTTTAATGACAAGATCAGAAATTGTAGAGATGGGTTTTGATCCTGAAGAAGTAGATATGCTTCCATCATCTGAGCAAGATATTTATAATGATGAATCTATTATAAGAAATCAAAATATAAGTAATTTCCAAGTTAATGTTCCAACAGATAGATCAACAGAAAAAGTTTTAATTTATGAGTCTTATGTTAAATACGATCATGATGAAGATGGTATAGCAGAGTTAAGAAAAATTATATCGGCAGGTGATGATGGTATTAGAGTTTTATCTAACGAACCTTGTGATGGTATTCCTTTTGTTTCTATTACACCTATTCCAATGCCACATAGATTTTATGGTAGATCCATTTCAGAATTAGTTGAAGATATTCAATTAATGAAATCTACAGTAATGCGTCAGTTGTTAGACAATATGTATTTAACAAATAACAACAGAGTAGCGATTATGGATGGTATGGTTAATATGGATGACTTATTAACGACAAGACCTGGTGGAGTTGTAAGAACTAAACAACCACCAAGCCAAGTCATGCAACCTTTACAAGCTCAACCTATTTCACAACAAGCATTTCCATTATTATCTTATTTAGATTCTGTTAGAGAAGTAAGAAGTGGAGTTTCTAAACAAGCACAAGGTTTAGATCCTAATACTTTAAATGCAAAAACAGCTACAGGCGTAAATGCTTTAATGACTCAAACACAAATGAGATCAGAATTAGTAGCAAGAGTATTTGCCGAAACAGGTGTTAAAGATTTGTTTAATAAAATTTTTGAACTTATGGTTAAGTATCAAGACAAAGAACAGATTATAAAATTAAATAATAAATATATTCCAATCAAACCTACAGAATGGAAAGACAAATTTAATATTACTGTAAGTGTTGGTTTAGGAACTGGTACAAAAGAACAACAACAAGTTATGTTAAATGGTATTTTAGAAAGACAACTACAAGCATTTCAACTTCAAGGTGGAAAAGAGATGCCAATGGTTAATCTTAAAAATATGTATAACACTCTATCTAAGATTGTAGAGAACTCAGGACTTAAAAATGTAGATGCTTACTTTGTAAATCCTGATATGGGTAAACAAATGATGCCACCTCCTACTCCTCCACCATTAACACCTATTGAAAAAATAGAATTTACTAGAATACAAAGTGAAGAGAAGAGAAAAGTAGCTGAATTAGAATTAAAATACAAAGAACTACAACAACAAAATCAAGAAATGTTGTTAGACTTTGAAGCTAAGATAAAAGATATTAGTTTAAAATATAATACTCAGCTAGATACAGCTAAAATTAAAGCTGATGCTGATTTAGATAAGGTTATGTTGGCAGCAGGAAGTAAAACTCTTGAACAAGCAAATAAATCTGCTAATATGCTCAACCAACAGATACAAGGATTGAATGGAAACCAAAGATCAAACGCAGAGAACGCTGGAAATAGGCAGATCCAGCCAAGCGAAACAGATTTTACAGAATGATCTTTTTAAAGAGTCTATAAACACTCTTAAAAAAATTTATTCTGAAGCACTATTAGAAAAAACTGGTGCTAAAGAGAGCGATACAAGGGAAAAACTTTGGATCGCTTATAATGTTGTTGGAAAAGTTGAACAACATTTACAAAGTATTCTTGAAACAGGAAAATTAGCTGAAAAGCAATTAGAGATTTTCCGAAAAGACCAACAAGATAAGAAATTCTAACTATGTTAGAATAAGCCAACCTAATATCTAGGAGCTTAAACACAAACAGGAGACTATATGTCAAATGAAAACCCATTACTGAATGATAAAACATCAGTAACAGGTGCAGCAAAATCCATTGAGGGATTACTAGACCCTAAAACGGCAACTATCAAACCTCAAAAGGAAGCAGCACCAGTTGAACCAAAAGAATCTGAAGTGAAAGCTGAAGATACTCAAGAGGTACAACAACAACCTACAGAACAACTTGAAGAAAAAGTTCAGGAATCTGTTGATGAAGAAGAAGCACTTGAAGAAAATGCTATTGAAGAACAAACAACTGATTACCACCAAGTTAAAGTTAATGGTGAAGTAATTGAAGTTGACCTTGAGGAATTAAAAGCAGGTTATCAGAAAGATGCAGATTATAGACGAAAAACAGAAGAAGTAGCTTTAGAGAAAAGAGAGTTATTAACTGAAAAAGATCGTTTAGCAAAAACTTACGCAACTAAGCTAGAAGATTTATCTTCGCTAACATTGGCTTTGAATGCTGAAGTAAACAACGACCTAAATGCCAAAGAACTTGATAAACTTTGGGATGAAGATCCAACTGAAGCAGCAAGGATTGATCGTAAAATCAGAAGAAGAAGAGAAACACTTTCTCAAGCTCAGAAAAGATTAAAAGATCATCAACAAGTGCAGTTTCAGGAAATCTTAAAAGAGGAGCAAAAAAAGGTAGCTATGAAGTTCCCTGATTTGCAAGATCCTGTTAAAGGAAACTCTTTAAGAACGAACATGACAAATTATTTATTGCGAAAAGGATTCAACGATAAAGATGTTTCCTCAATTTATGATTCAAGAATGTTTGAAGTGATTGTAGATGGAATGAAATATCAAGATAACAAAAAGTTGAAACCAACTTTAGTTAATAAAAAAGTAAAACCATCAAAAGTTGTTAGATCAGGTGTCAAAACGACAAAAGCTGAAGAAAATAGTCAAGCAAGGTTGAGTAGAATTAAAACGCTGAAGAAATCAGGAAATCCAAAAGATGCTACTGATTTATTGATGCGTTATTTATAAACTAATAACCTAATAGGACAAATAACATGGCAACATACGCAACATATACTACAGTTGGTATAAGAGAAGACTTAGGAGATATTATCTACAGTATATCACCTACAGAAACTCCTTTTATGTCAGGTGTTGGTAAATCAAAAGCAACAAACACTCTACATCAATGGCAAACAGATGCTTTATCTGATGTAGCAACAAACGCACAAGCTGAGGGAGCAACAATCAGTTACCCTACGCTAAGTGCAACAACTAAACTAGGTAACTACACACAGATCAGTTCAAAAGCTGTTCAAGTATCAGGAACAAATGATGCTGTAACATCTGCTGGAAGAAACTCTGAATTAGCTTACCAAGTAGCAAAATCTGCAAAAGAATTAAAAAGAGATATGGAAACAGCTCTTTTATCTAATGTAGCTGCTGCTGCTGGTTCTGCTGGATCACCAACAAGAAAATTAGGTGGAGTTCAAACATGGATTTCAACTAATGTATCTGCTGGTGCTGGTGGATCAGGAGCTGGTGGTGGAGCTATCAGAACTGATGGAACACAAAGAGCATTTACAGAAGACCTTTTAAAAGGTGTTTTGGTTCAATGTTTCAATTCAGGTGGAAACCCAAACATGATAATGGTTAATGCTTTTAACAAGCAAAGATTATCAGGTTTTACTGGTGGATCTACAAGATTTGACGCAGCAGAAGATAGAAGATTAATAACTTCTATTGATGTTTATGAGTCAGATTTCGGAACTATGCAAGTAGCTCCTAATAGATTCATTAGACAAGCTAATGCAACTTCAGGAAAAAGAGGACAAGATGCTCTAGTATTAGAGATGGATATGTTTTCTGTTGCATTCTTAAGAGATTTCTCTCTACAGAATCCTGCACAAACTGCTGACGCAGATCAGAGATTCATGGTAGCTGAGTACACTCTTGAGTCAAGAAACGAAGCTGCAAGTGGAATGGTTACAGATATAACTACTGCATAAGCAATCTAATTGTGTTGAGGGGTGTAACCTTTTAAAAACTACACTCCTCACACTTAATCAAGTTGAAGTCTTAAATAGGTTATAGACGGAACGACAAACGGAGAAAAAAAATGAGAACATTAAACGACTACTTTATAACAGTAAGACTTACTGATATATCCTCAGCAGGAGATGCTTATGTAGCAATACCTGATGGTGGTAGAGTTATCAAAATTCATACTGTTCAAGAAGCTGCAATTACAGGAGCTGACGCTGCAATTAGTTTTAGAACTAAACAAGGTGGAAGCACAATAATGACAGGATCAGGAATAACTGTTCCTAATGTTGGAGATGCTGCTGGAGATATAAGAACAGTATCACCTACAGGAGTAAATATTGTAGCTGAGGGCGACTTTATTAAAGTAACAACAGATGGTGCATCAACAGGAGCTTGTCCTTTGAATAGTACTTTTGTTATTAGAAGATAAGGTATATAAGAATATTTGGGGGAGCTAGTCTAGCGATAAACTCCCCTTAAAAAAATAAATAGGAGAAAATAATATGAGTTTTAATTACGCTTTAAAACCTACAGTAATAAATAATATAGCTATGGCAGGAGCAGGAACAACTGCATCAGTACAATCTAATGCTTTTGGTTCACAAACTGAATATGTAAGATTAGTTTCAGCAGTAGATTTTTTTGTTGATTTTGGAGCAAGTCCAACTGCAAGTTCAGCAAAGATTTTAATAACTGCCGATCAACCTGAAGTGTTCAAAGTTACTCCAGGTGAAAAAATTGCTGGGTTAAATGCTACTAATAGTGCAACTCTTTATGTTACTGAACTAAGTGCATAATGGCTAAAAAAAAAGGTTTATATGGTATTAGCAATTATGTTAAAACTAAACCTAGAAAAAGACCTGGTCGTCATGCAAAAAGTTATAGCAAAAGAATACCAAGTAGAAAAAAAAGTAGAGGTCAAGGATAAATGAAAGATATTGTTAAAGACGGATTACAAACAACTACTTATAATTTAGATGAACAAGAAAAAAGAGTTATTGTAAAAGAAGAAACAAACATTGATCCTCATTTAAAACATAACAAAAGATTATATAATCTTAATGATGGCTACTCTAAAACAAGAGATTTAAAAAGAGTTGCTTCTATACCTTTAGGTGCATTACAAATTTGGGCTTTAGAATATGATCCAAGTTGTAAAGGTAATTGGTGGAAACTTCCAAAAGAAACTCAAAGTAAAATACTTAAACTCAAATTGAACAGTAGTGAGTTTAAATATTTTAGAACAGCAGACGGAAAATTATAATGGCATTATCAAACTACACAGAATTACAATCATCTTTAGCAAATTGGTTAAACCGGTCAGACTTAACAACTGAGATTGCAAATGATTTTATTGTTTTAACAGAAAAAGATTTTAATTCTAAATTAAGAGTTAGAAAACAAATATCACAAACTACAATTACTGTTAATGCTGAAACTGCAAATTTACCAACAGGATTTTTACAAGTTAGAGATTTTTATATTCTTGTAGGATCAGAAAAATATGCTTTAACTTATATGACTCCCCCACAGATGGATCAAATAAGAGGTACATCAACAACAGGTATTCCAAGAGTTTATACTATACTTGGAGATACATTCAGATTTTCACCTAAACCTGATACAACATACACAGGATATTTAAATTTTTATAAAGAGTTTGACCCTTTATCTGCATCAAACACAACAAACTATATACTAACTAATCATCCATCTATTTATTTATATGGTTCTTTATATCATGCTTCTAATTTTTTGGGTGGTGTTGATCCTCAAAGAGTACAACAATGGCAACAACTCTATACTACTGCTTTAGAAAGATTAGAAAGAAACGATAGAGAAGATCAGTTTAGTGGTTCGCCTTTACAAATTAGAGGAGATACTACTGTTGAAGCTGCTTTTTCTTCAAACATTATACCAACAATTAACAATAATGCTTAAATGAAAAAACTTACAACAAAACAAAAAGAATTATTAAAAAAACATTCATCTCATCATACAAGAAAACACATGGAAGAAATGGGTGAAGCTATGATGCAAGGATCTAGTTTTTCTAAAGCACATAAAAAAGCATTAAAAAAAGTAGGAGTATAAATGCAAGTACCTTTTGGCGAATGGCTTCCTGACCAACCAGCTTTTTTAAATCCTGGTGCTAATGAAGCTAACAATGTTTACTACGCTGCAAGATCATATAAACCTTTTCCATCTTTAGTAAAATTTTCAACAAACAATATTGGTGCAAATTCAAAAGGAGCAGGTTCTTTTAGATCAACTTCTAATGTAGCTAATAACTTTGCTGCAACAAAAACTAATATTTATAAATTAGAACAAGGTTCTTTTACTTCTATTAAATCAGGACTAACAGGAACAGATACAGATTTTTTTACCTTTACACAATTTGGCGATCATATTATTGCAAGTAATGGTAAAGATGCTCCTCAATATTTTTTAATGGGAACATCTACTAACTTTGCTAATCTAAGCACTATTGCAACAACTGGTACTCCACCAGTATTTAGAACATCAGGTGTTATTAGAGATTTTTTAGTTACAGGTAATCAAAATGCAAATCGTAATAGAGTTCAATGGTCAGGTATTAATGATATAACAACTTGGACTCCAGGAACTAAACAAGCAGACTTACAAGACTTACCAGGTTCAGGTGGTCAGATCGTAGCTATAACATCAGGTGAGTATGGTTATGTATTTAGACAAAACGAAATAGTAAGAATGGATTATGTAGGTGGTGCAACAGTATTTAGATTTTCTGTTATATCTCCTAATAGAGGTGCAGTTTATGGAAAGACAGTTTGCCAAGATAACAGGAGAGCTTTCTTTTATGCTGATGATGGTTTCTTTGAAGTAAGTGGAGATCAAGTAAAAGCTATTGGTGCAGAAAAAGTAAATAGATTTTTTGATGTAGATTTAAACAAAGCATTTTCAGATAGAATAGTAGCTGCTGTAGATCCTTTTAATCAATTAGCTATTTGGTTATATCCATCATCTCAAGATACAGCAAATACTACAGGTATATGTGATAGAGTTATTGTATATAATTATGTTACAGAAAAATGGAGTATAGCTGATGCTTCTGCTTCTACAATTTTTACACAGTTTTTAGGAGCTTACACAGTAGAGCAAATGGATTTGATTTCAGGAAACCTAGATAACATTAACATTTCTTTAGATACTACATTTTGGGATGGAGGACAGTTATCTTTAGGAGCAATAAATTCAAGTTTTGAGTCAGCTATCTTTTCAGGTGATTCAGGTGAAGTAACTTTAGAAACTTCAGAATTAGAGTTGTTTCCAGGATTAAGAAGTGATATTACAGAAGTAAGACCGATTGTTGATGCCAATGCAACAGTAGCAATAACAAAAAGAGAAAAATTAGTAGATCAACCAGTTACATCTAGTTATTCATCTATGGTTACAAGTGGTAGTGTACCAGTAAGACAATCAGGAAGATATGTAAGAGCAAGTGTTAAAATCCCAGCAGGTACTGCTTGGAAAGATGCACAAGGGGTTAATTTTGTAGCTTCAAAAGCAGGTGGAAGATGACAGATAAAACTGATATAGACAATGTACGATACAGTTTAGACACACAGGAATTTTTTCAAAGACAAGTAGAAGAAGCTGTTAATGTTTTGATTAACGAAAAAAATACAGAAAACAATAAAGCATTTGCTTGGTTTTTAGGAGATTAAAAAAAATAAATGACAAGTAACATTAAAGATTATTCAACAACCCAATCTAGCAACACTACATTAAATACAATTAATGTTGCAGAGGGAATGTTACCATCCAATCTTAATAATGCCATTAGAGCATTAATGAAAAATACTAGAGATTGGTATAATGATGCACAATGGGTAGAGTATGGTGTTGGATCAGGAACTCCAGTTGTAGCTTATGCTTCAGCAACTTCATTTACTTTAACAGGTGCAGATTCAACATCTCAATATGTTGCAAATAGGAGAGTTAAAGCTATTGGTTCTTCAACAGGAACAATTTACGGAACAATATCTTCTTCTGCTTTTAATGGTGTAACAACAACTACAGTAAATGTTACTTGGGATTCAGGACAACTTTCTTCAGAAACATTAAAAATTTATATTGGTATTTTAACACCAACTAATACTTCAATTCCTTTAGGTGTTATTGGTTCAGCTCAAATTGCAGATGGATCTGTTACTACGGCTAAGATTGCTAATGATGCAATTAATAATGATAAGATTGCAGACAATGCAGTTCAAGCATCACAACTAAATGCAAATGCAGTAACAGAAGCTAAAATAAATGCTAATGCTGTTACAACAACAAAGATAGCAGATGATGCTATAACAACTGCAAAGATTACAGACGCTAATGTTTCTACTGCTAAATTAGCTGACAGTTCAGTTACTACTGCAAAAATAACTAATTCAAATGTTACTGCTGATAAGTTAGCTACTAACGCTGTTACTACTGCTAAGATTACAGATGCAAATGTAACAACTGCTAAGATAGCAGATGATAATGTTACAACTGCAAAAATATTAGATTCAAATGTTACAACAGCTAAAATTGCTGATGATGCAGTTACTGCTGCTAAAATAGCAGATGCAGTTTTAGTTACAGCTTCTGAACAATCAGGATCTACACCTGATGATGTTACAGTATTTACAACTTCAGCAGCTAATAATAGATTTTTTAATGTAGATAGTTCTGAAACAATTAGTTCAGGACAAACATGGTCAGATAGTGATTCGTTTATTGCAACAACAGCAGCTATATCAGCTAGAGTTATAGATTTAGTAGATGATGTAGGTGGCTTTGTTCCAATAGCAAATGAAACAAGTTTTCCAAATGTAAATCCTGATGTCAATAATGGTGTAGGAACTATTGTTAGTGTTGAAGCACTTGCAAATTCTTATACTGCAAGTGGATCAGGTGTTGTAACTATACCTAATGGTACAGTTGGTAATTCAACAGTTACACTAAATGGAGTTGCTAATGGATCTTCTTTACCTGCTGGTTATGGTATCTTAGTTGAATCAACAACAACTCAACACACATACAATTTTCATAGGTTAGTTCCTAAAGCAACTGAAGTAACAACAGTAGCTGGAATATCAACTGCAATTTCAAATGTTAATTCAAACTCATCAAATATAAATACAGTTGCAGGAGATTCTACAGATATTGCTACAGTAGCTGGTATATCTTCTAATGTATCTACAGTAGCTGGTATTAGTTCTAATGTAACAACTGTTGCTAGTAATAACACAAACATTAACACAGTAGCTTCTAATAATTCAAATATTACAAATGTTGGTGGTTCTATTGCTAATGTAAATACAGTAGCTGGTTCAATCTCTAATGTTAATACAACAGCAGCAAACATAACTGGTGTTAATAGTTTTGGCGAAAGATACAGAGTTGCAAGTTCAGCTCCATCTTCTTCACTAGATGTTGGAGATTTATATTTTGACACAACTGCAAATGAATTAAAAGTTTATAAATCAAGTGGTTGGGCAGCAGCAGGTTCTACAGTAAACGGAACTTCAGCTAGATTTAAATACACAGCTTCAGGAAGTCAAACTACATTTACAGGTACAGATGATAATGGAAATACTTTAGCTTATGATGCAGGATTTATTGATATTTATAAAAATGGAGCTAAGTTAGTAAACGGAACAGATGTAACTGTAACATCAGGCACATCAGTTGTTTTAGCAACAGGTGCAGTTGCTGGTGATATTATTGATATTGTAGCTTATGGAACATTTGATGTAGCAGCAATCGCAGCTTCTAATATTACTTCAGGAACTTTAAATGATGCAAGACTACCTACAACAATGGCAGGTAAAACACTTACTACTGCTACTGTTGAAGCAAACAGTTTAACTGCTAGAGGAGATGGTTCTTCAGCAGATGGAAAAATTACTTTAAACTGTAGTCAAAATTCTCATGGAGTTAAAATACAATCTCCAGCTCACTCTGCTGGTCAATCATATACTTTAATTTTACCAACTTCTGTTGGATCAGCAAATCAAGTTTTAGCTAGTAATGGTTCAAGTACAAATCAATTATCTTGGATTACAGCAGCAGAAACTAAACCAACTGTAGCAGA